CAACACACTTCGTTCGATCAAATGGAGGTTTCGATGAGCGACCGTTTGTTTGACAGTCCAATTTTTGTGAAGGACGGAAAATTTCTGATAAGGGAGATTGCAGGCCCGATTGACGCCATCGATTTTCTTTATGAATGGCCAAAGGATGATCGCGACATCATCTATGAAGTGGCATGGAGCGCCTGTTGTGACGCTCACAGCGGGCAAAAACCGCTAATCGTGGCGCAAAGCGCCTTTGAAGGCTTCGCTCGAAAACGCAACATTCTCGAAAAACCTGAAGCTGCTATGCCGTGGATGACGTCTCACACCCCGGGTGGCGGACGCGTTCAGGTATGAGGCAGCACCATGCACTGGTATTTTCTAATTGAGGGCACAATCCTCGTTGCGCTGCTCTGGGTCATATCAATGCTATTCTGGGACACCAGACGAAAACAATGAACATTGACCCCGGCTCGTTCCGGGGTTTTTCTTGAGGATTTTGTAGTCGAAGGGTTGTCCGTAAAACTGGTAGGGGCCATTACCGCCTGATCTTCCCCAAGACAAAGGTAATTCACCAAATGTTAGTAAGATGGTCCGGTTTCGGAATGGTTTCGGTTTTCGTCCTGATCGCAGGGATGCTGGGAGCGACTTTCCTATTGAGACCGTATTTCATGCAGTCCATGGCGCTTCATCCAGCGGCCTACGTCGCTAACGGAATCGGCCTCATTGCCGGCGCAATTGCAAATCTTTTTGTGGCCGCAGTTTTCAAAAAGATTTCTGCCGAAACGTATCACAGCTTCATGGGTATCAGCATGATTGGATGGTCGGTTATTGGCGCCGTCGGCGGTGTTGCTCTCGCCCTGTATGGATGGTCGTTATAACCGCTGCGTCTATGATACACTTTATCCGCGTGCCCATCGTGTTCGCCGCACGTGGAGGCGCGTAGCCCCGGCGTGTTGGGAGACGTGTCGGGGTTTTCTTGTTCATCCCGAAACAGACTGTTTACAATATGCGAGATAAACGTCGACTGGGCACCTATCATTGCTTTCAGCGTGGTTTCCCAAGGTGCTCGGCCCCAGTTCAGTGAAACCTTACTGGGGCCTTATCCTTCGCCAAGAAAAAGCCACCTCAGAGGGCGGCGGGTGTGTCGAGTAACCGATATCATTTATTATACTGCGAGAAGCTCCGCCGCTCTATCTTCTCCAAACAATTCGGTCGCCATCTGAACGAGAAGAGGCCACAGTTCATGATCGGATCGGAAGGTGTTTGCTGTCAGGAAAATCTGTCGGGTGCGGAACGGCTGTGTTGCCATTACAGCATTTACTTGCTCCGCCTCGGCTTCAGTCAACCGCTCCCAGAGGTTGACCGATGGAATGACGACAATCGACGGGCTTTCCACCGCCTCCTGTGGTGGCGGAGTTGTAAGCGTGCCGTCGGGAGATTGCCACAACGCAATACGCTGTGCATCTGCCCATTGTTCGTCGGTAACGGGAACCGCATCCAGAGGAATATCAAGGTTCCGGATTCCGTCTTCGGTCGGCGGATAGGTCAGCTCGTCATAATAGAAGAGCGGGAAACCCTCCGGGCCGAACTTGATGAACTTGTATTTCATAGTGCCCTCACATCAAAAAGCCGGTCGCAGAACACCGAAAGGCACCCATGTACGGGTTGCCCTGAACTGCATCCAGTACCAGCTTGAATTCTACGTACGATCCTGTGTTGAGCCATATAGCGGCTCCAACGTTTCCTCCGGCATAGAACCGCTGCGCACTCTGCGGCCCGATGGGGGCAACGACCTCACTGTAGACAGATGATGGATTTGTACCGTTACTGACGAATATCTGCGGGATGAACTGCCCAGCAAAGCCATCGCCAATCGTAATATTCAACATGAAGAAATAGGTGCCTGGCTGGGTGATGGTAAACCTGCCGCCTGACCACCCGTTGTTGACATTCAAAGGCGCTGCCGTGAAGGTCAGATTAGTCGTGCCGTTATAGACAAGCTGATTGGCAGCGAGATGCGCTTTGAATGCCGGTCGATTATAGCCGATGATACGGCGCTGCTCGGCCGCATCTGGTGAAGTCAGAAAACTGCGTGACCATGTCGTGAGCGTAGCGACAGAAAATTCGTCCGGTCCAATTGCGTATAGAAACTGGCCGTCCGCGACTGGTGGAGCCTTTAAGAGCGCCACGCCGGATGACGTTAACTGAGACTGTTCCATTGCTCCTTCGGCGTTTGTCCGAAGAACCATGTTTGCAGCCAGCTGCAGCGCCGCAAGCTTCCCAAGACTGCCGTTCGGGTCCTGCAATCCGAGTTCCGATTTATCAATCAGGTCATAAAGACCGGCGACGTTACCGATCAAAAGCTTGCCATCCTGCACGCCTATGTCAGCGATGCCGCGCAGTATACCGTTGGCGAGAAGATTGATCAGAGCCGTGCTTTTCGCCGAAAACCGGGCATTGTCCGGCTGATAGCGCATCCGATAGGAGAACGTACCGCTTGCACCGGGCCACGGCTCGGTGAACTGCCCGGTCGTGTTGGATAAGATCAACGGGTCATCATCCGATGTACCGGCAATCACTCCGGTAAAGCCCTGCAAAAGGACAGCATCCCCCTCCCGAAATGCAGCACTTCGCCAGAGCGTGTCCGTGCCCGTGAAATCAACCGATCCATTGGTTACGGTGATCGTGCCATCGGTATAGTCCGACAGAACAGCCATGAAATACCTCCCCGCGCCGTCAACGCGGTTTCCTATGATTGGATTTTGATGAAAGTCAGCGTTTCCAGAAGAGCGCTTGTACGGTCCCGACAGTATTGTTCACTGTTGTGGTTCCGCTGCTGGCCAGAACGGTTACCTGAAGCCCGTAGACGTTGTTTCCGGGAACCGAACTGAAATCGACATTGCTGCCGCCAAGGGTCAGTGTGTTGCTACCGCCCGAAGCCGTGCCGGTGTTCGATATAATCTCTGCACCGGTGGTTATATTCAGGAGCGCCAGTTTCAGCGTCATTGAACCCGTAGACGAATAGATCAGGGAGACATTACAGCCGGGGATAGTCTTGTTGCCGACCGGGTTGTTTATTGTCAGAGCGGCAACGGCACCGGTTGATCCGTTCAGAAGCTGGTTGAATGAAGCGCGTGAACCGCCTGTGACCGCCCCGAAATCCAGATTGCTTGTTCCGACGACCAGATTATTGATAACGGCATTCTGTATCTGTGCCCACTGGATCGAAACATTCACGATCTTCGCCCAATCCATGACGAAGCCTTCGCCGTACATCACATTGTTCTGGATGACGAAGGGCTTGAAGAACTCCGTTCCATTCGAAAACACGATCTGCTCAGCGATGAAGGCAATGCGCGCCTGAGTGCTGGTCACGTCAAGGAACATGCCCGCACTCTTGAAGCTGTCGGTCGTTCCGCCGCGCACCTCCATACCGATACGGGCATTCCAGCCCGATGGAGCATTGTAAGTGCCCATCCGGAAAGTGGCATTGGCTGAAACTTCACCGATATTGGTGGAAAGCTGGGTGATGAGATTGGCTTGCGCCTCCACTTCATCCTCGACACCATCGACCCGCACCTGCAGAAGCTGAATGATGCTCGCGCCGTTCACGTCGAACAGCTGGGCATTGATAGTAGTAAGCTGTTGCGCGATGGCACTGTTTGGCCCGGTGGCAACGAAGATTGCTTCCTCCCACTGTGCCTGAGCGCTGCCGAATGTACTTTCAAGCCGACGAACAAGCATCTGCCGGTCTTCATAGCTATTTGCATGATTGTCAGCGATCTGCGTCACCAGTTCCTGACTGAGACGGATCAGTTCACGCACCTGTGGCCCGATCCATCCGAGATAGCCTTTCAGATCGTCCGCCAGACCTTCATAATCGATAGGGTTTTGGTCGCCTTGAGCGTTCAGCGTGCGGAACGACTTTGCCGCCGCCCACGCGACTGCCCGCCCATTATCGACACGCAGGCGCGTCCGAACGAACCAGTCCGTAAGAGAGGTAAGGCCTTCAACCAGCAGAACATTCACCACGTCCCACGTCACGAAGCGCTTGAACACCTGACTAGGATCGTTGGCCGGCCAGTACTCGATATCGACGCCGACAACAGAGATATCGTCGATCGTATCCCAAAGCAGTCGTGCACCCGGCAGTTCACCGGCGCCATCCGCTTTGACGACTGTCGGAATGACATCAAAGTTCTGCACTTCTGCCAGATACTGCGGCGGCGGCACGACAATGATATTCGGCGGATTGGTTTCGTATGCCGTCGGATCAAAGACGCCATTGCTGATCTGTTGCAGCGCGATCGAGATATCACGAGCACCGTCCGTATTGATCCCGCCAAGCTGCCGGGTCAGTACCTGATATGTGCGGTCGCCATACTTGGCGCTGTTCCAGCGAACCCACCGGCCTTCCTTGATCGTGTCGAGGAACTTCGGATGAACGACGATTTCCGCCGATGCCTGATAACGAGCGCCACGGATGGCGATGTCTGCCAGCCGGTCTACCTGTCGCACATCGGTGACGGCGGCATAAGGAATGGCGCTGGCAAGCGTTTCGCGATCTTCAGCAAGTGCGCCAGCATCAATGTGGGTAGCCGCGTCCTTCGTCTCGTAGAAGTCATCTGGAGAGACATAAGAGGCCGCAACGGTGTTGATCAGTTCTGTACGCTTGCGCTTGGCGCTGAACCGCAAAGGCGCACCGCGCTTGATATCGGCGTCAGTGATGGTCGCAACAATGGCCTGCGGAGCGCCAGCAATCGGGAACTCGCCGTCAACGCGCTCAACCCATGACCCGCACATGGCTTCAAGGATCGGCATCAGGTTGGCGTCGTGGTTAGCGCCGGGGCCGTCCTTGGCAATCGCATGTGCACGATAGCGCTTCGAGCCATCCGACATGACTTCGTCGCAGATATTCGCCGCCTGAGTATATTCAGCCAAAGGCAGGCGGCTTGCACGAACGGCCTTACCGACCATGCGCTGGGTTCCGTTGAAGAAACCGCGCTCCAGATTGTAAATCTGAACAGGTGGATTATCGGAATATTCCCACGTGCTTTGGTCATTCCAGCGATGTGCGCCCGATCCGCCCATCGTGCTGTCCTTGCGCCAGTCATAAAGCGGCGCGCCGACGACTTCGAAGAGCACCTTTGCCGGCGAGGTCAGGCCATCGCCGTTCTTGCGCAGCTCCGAAAACACGATTGCATAAGCAACGCCTGCACCGCGATGGTTCGCAGTCCAGCGACCGGTAGGACGGGCATTATTGATCAGCGTCGGCTCTGCCTGCTGGTCCATCGTTCCGTAGTAGAATTTGACGCGGACATTGTCGTGATCGTCGCCGCTCGTGCTTTGGTTCGGCACAAGCCAGTAGCCG